TCATTCTGCCGCACTCAGACTGTTTCCCGATATACGGTCCACGGCTGCGCGCAGGCGCTCGGGGCAGTGCTTGGCGTATACCTTCTCGACCATGGCGAGGGAGTTGCCCAGCACGCCCGCAATGTCGTAGAGCGGTACCCCCCGGCGGGCCATCTGTGTTGCGGCTGTGTGGCGCAGAACGTGCGGGCTGATGCCGGTCTTCCGGGGTTTCATGCCGTTCCGGCGCGGGGTTTTGCGGGGATCCCCGAAGCCGGCGCGTTCGGCAATGCACTGGACCGTGGCCCATACGTCAGACTGATTGTCCATGACAAATGTGTTGATGCGCTCGCGGTGCATGCGCTCCAGAACCGGTCGCAGCGCCTTCGAGACCGGCACGCTGGCGCGGCGTTTTTTTGTCACCTTGCGCCCCGGTACGGCCAGGTGGATAACGCCTGTCTCGAAATCCACCCGATCCCAGGTCAGTTCCAGAATGGCCGTTTTGCGTCCGGCTGTTTCCAGCGCCAGCCACAGGAAGCGCTCGCCGCGGGGCATGCGTTCTGCCTTGCCGCGCATGGAGGCCGCCGCATCGAGAAGGCGTTGTATCTCGTCGGTGCGCAGCCAGCGGTCGCGCGGCGGGCTGTCCGGGGGGAGATCGAACGCGGGCAGGTGCGTGGGTTGTATGATTTTGCGCTTTGGCGCGGCACTCCAATTCATACATGCGCGTAACGCAACGAGCTCCCGGCGGATTGTCGAGGACTGGGCCCGAAGACCGATGCGACCGGTTGTCCTGGCCTTGACGTACGCATCCACCACGTCCTGGTTGATGGCGGCAGGCATCATCGTGCCGAAGTGCGGCTCAAGGCGTTTCCAGGCGTTGCGCATGGTCATGGGGGAGGTGACGTTGTGCTCGATATGTTTCTTGTCGTAAACGGCCCACAGATCCGCGATGGTAAACCCAGCAGCGACCGATGCCGGGGCTTCATGCTCCATCAGGAGCCACTGGCCGAGGAAAGCCTTCGCTGCAGCCATATCGCGCGTGCGCGTGCTGACGCGCTTGCTGCGGCGTCGGTCTGTCCAGTGGACGTACCAGACGCCGTTGTCGGCCTGCTTGAGTTCGGGGATCGACATTTCAGCTTCTCCAGGTAGTCGGTGAGGTCGGCTTCATCGACGAGAACCGGGCGCCCCGGTACGTAGGTCAGGCGGCCGCTGAGGCGCAGCCGTTTGACTTTACTTCGCGAGCAGCGCAGCTTCTTTGCCACTTCTGTTTCGGTCAAGAGCATCGTCGTTGTCCAGCAGTTCGGCAATCTTTACGGCGGTCTGGGTGCTGACCAGCCGGTTGACGCGGACCCATGCCATGTTCGGAGCGCCCGAGCTGACCTTCATCTCGAAGGCCGGCAGCTCATCCTCGTCGATGGCGCCTTCTGCGTGGTTTGGAAGCAGTTCTTCCGTGGGCAACCCGATGGCGTCGGCTAGTTTCTGTAGGTTGACGGGCGTTGGCAACGACTTCCCCCTGATATAGACGGACACGGCATCGCGCGGTACGCCGGCCTGCCGGGCCAGTTCGCTCTGATGCCAACCCTTTGCCAGCATCAGTCGGTACAGGCGTTTTCCGAACTCTTGCTTGGTCAGGCTCTTGGGGGCCAGGGGGAAGCTTCTCAGTTCTTCCGCCCCCGCGATGTGGGTTCTTACTTTGCGAGGCATGACGCTCTCCGGTGGTTGGGCTGTATGTCAGATGTATTATCCGTAATGGGCATTGTCAAGACAACTTGTCATACGCACCTGAATGCAGAAGGCGAGGCTGCCACGCATACCATACGTTGTATGTCGTAGATTATCAAATGGCAATCAAAAAAGACAATTTGTCATACAATGCAGTTGACAGCAGACATACACATGCCATAGCCTTTTGGTGAATAAGGGTTATATTGATGGGTGATGTCTTAATGTTTAACTTCAGCGCATTCCTGAATGACAAGTTCCATAGTCCGCATGAAGTGGTCCGGTTGCTGCGCTCGTACAATGTGAAGGCGTCGCTGCAAGAAGCTGCTGTGGCAAAGTGGTTCCAGCGGGGCACTGTCCCGGGGGCATGGTTTGCTGTGCTCCTCTCCTATCTGGAGCTTGAGGAGGGGGCGCCTGTTCGACTGGCAAAATACATCAAGGGGACGCCGTCGTGATGAAGCGCAGTGTCCGTGAAGATGAGGCGCTGGCCTATTGGCGCGCATCCCGCCATGCCAAAGACGCTTCCCGGCGGCCCGAGGGTGCTGACGACCTGGAGGTGATCGCCATGCACACGGACTGGCCGCGCATGCGCTGCGCGGCTTGCCGAATGGCGAAAGCCCAGGCTGCGCCCTGTCCGTTTGGCGCATCGGCGGACTGCCTTTCAGGGGGAGATCGCACTTGCGCATCCTCGGCGTAGACCCCGGTGCCTATGGGGCGCTTGCCCTGTTGGTTGACGGGCGCTTGACCGACGTGGTTGACATGCCCGTACTCAAGGTACGGCGGGGCAGGAGTGACAAGGCCGAAGTGGACGGATATTCGCTGGCTGTCTTGCTGCGCAGTCTGGCCCCCGACCTGGCCCTTGTCGAGCAGGTGGGCGGCATGCCTGGGCAGAGCCCGGGGGCGAGCTTCAACTTCGGGCGTGCAGTCGGCGCGGTTGAGTACAGTCTGAAGACGTTGGGCGTGCGGGTGGAGACAGTAGCCCCGGCCACCTGGAAGCGCGCCATGCGCCTGAAGGGCGGCAAGGACGACAGCCGGGCCTTGGCCATGCGCATGTGGCCGACAAAGGCGGCGTTGTTCCAGAGGGTCAAGGACGACGGGAGGGCCGAGGCGGCGCTGATCGCCGCATGGGCCCGGGCCGTACCTGGCTCTCCGCAGGAGCCGGGCGCAGGCTGTTTACAAGGGGAGATGCCCGATGTCTTTGCGTGATGCCCCTGTCCACTCCCCCATTCCAGGCAAATCGGCATCGACATCAGACAACCGACATACAAAAGTGTTGCTCAATGTATGTTATTGCGGCATATATCGAAATACAAATTGTGAGCACTGTTCTGTCTTTTCTGCTCCCATGAGGGCCTGAATGCCTGTCCCTTTTCCATCCCAGTTGTCCGGAGCCTTGTTCCTTGCCGCGCGCAAGTCGGCGATCCTTGCCGATGCGCCCCGCGTGGGGAAGACGGGCGCAGCGATCCTGGCCTGCGACTATGTCTTTGCCCGCCGCATCATCGTCGTTACCACCGCTTCAGGGCGCCCCAACTGGGCGCGTGAGTTCCGTGACTGGGGCTTTCCGCGCTGCATCCAGGTCATCTACAGTGCCGGCGACCGGGTACGTCCCGATGCCGAGGTGGTCATCACCGGCTGGGGCCTGGTGGCCGACCCGGCGCTGCTGGCGCAGCTTACGGCACGTCGCTGGCAGGTGTTCATTGCCGACGAGGGGCACTACGCCAAGAACCCGGATACCCAACGGACCAGGGCGGTATTCGGACGGTTTGCCGATGACGGGCTGGTCCACGATGCGTCTGCTGCCTTGGCGGGGTGCTCGGACAGCGTGTGGAATTTGACCGGCACGCCAACCCCGACCGGGGCGCATGAACTTTATCCTTTCCTGCGTGCTTGCCTGCCCGCCACCCTTCGGGAAGGCGGCCCTGACGTAACGCGCCTGAGCGCTTTTACCCGGCGCTATTGCACATGCAGGCTGATCCTGACCGGCGCCCCGCTGCACGTTCTGTACCGTGCGCTCGTCAGGTCCCGTCCGGTGGTCCTGAAAGCCGATCCGGCGAAAGGCTGGGCGGAAATCGATGGTCTGAAGGCGTTCAGCGCCCATTACGGCCTGTTCGATGGCAAGACGGTGCGGCGGCGTGTCGAGGAATTCGAGGATCGCGTTTCCTTGCGGCCGGGCCTTTTCACCCGCGTTGTCACCGGCACCAGGAACGCCGACGAATTGCGGGCGCGGATTGGCGGTATTCTTCTTCGCCGGACGCAGAAGGACGTGGGTATCCGTCCGCCTGTCTACAGTATCTTCTCGCTGAAACCGGCCGCGCTGTCGTCCTCCGAACGCCAGGCGCTGGCCGCTATGGACGCCAGGGCATCCGACATCCTGGACGCTGCCGAGGCCGGCAGGACCAGCAAGCTGGACCTGCATCTTGGGCCCCTGCGCCGCATTACCGGCCTTGTCACCGCCCGTGCGTTGATCGGGGCGCTGAAGGATGAACTGGACAGCCGTCTGGACAAGGTGGTGCTGATGGCGTGGCATCAGGATGTCGTCGACCTTCTGAAGGCGGGCCTGGTGAAATACGGCGTCGTCGGTATAGACGGGCGCACGCCGTCTGCCAGGCGTGCTGAACCCGTCGCCGCCTTTACGGCCGGCAACGCCCGCGTCTTTGTGGGTCAAATCCAGGCCGCGGGCGAGAACATAGACCTGTCTGTTGCCAGCGAACTCTTCTTTGTGGAGATGTCCTTCAATCCGAAGGATATGGCCCAGGCCGCGCTCCGCATCACCAACCACAAGCAGACACGGCAATGCTTCGTCCGTGTGTGTGCCCTTGAGGGCGGTATCAACGAAGCGCTGATGCGCATCGTCACGCGCCGTGTCGCGACGATGCGCCCCTTGATGGAGAACTGACCAGATGCCCGTGGAAATCAAGATTTGGCATGATGACGCCAGCCAGACGCTTGCCGAATTGCGTGTGATGGCCGGTGGCCTGACCGCTGGCGGCTGCTCCGGCCCGCTTGCCGCAGAGGGCACCGGTGCAGATTGCACCAGGGCTGCCGGGGGCGGCCATGCGGTGGACGTACCTTCCACCGACGCCGCTGCCGGCAAGCCGGCCAGGGGCAAGCGCCGCACCAGGGCCGACGTGGGGGCCGTGCAGGACAGTCCATCCGGCACGGCGGAAACCGAGGCGCAGGATGATGCCGACGAGCAGGCCGAAAGCGCTGCCCGCAAGACGGAACGGACGCATGACGACGTGCGCGCTGTACTTGGCAGGTACGTCCAGAAATTTGGCATGGACGCCGCGCAGGAGGATGGTCCGAAGGTCATTACCATGCTGTTCGGTGAAGGCAGGAGCAAGGTGTCTGACATCCCCGAGGATCAGGACAGTCTTGCCAAGGCTGTGGCCGGCGTCGAGGAGATGCTTGTGAAGAACCCCTTCAAGCGTGCCGGGGTGGCGTAATGACCGGTCACGGTGCGCGCGACCACGCTACGTGGTCTGCGTCGGCCACCTCCAGGAATTGGGGGTGCCCCGGCGCCCTAGCCCTGTCCGAAACGGTCAGGAACCTAGATAAGGAGAGTGAAGCCGCCGCATGGGGTACGGCGTGCCATCAGATCAGCGAAAAGTGCCTGCGCGAAGAGTGCGACGCCAGCACCTTCATGGGCCGCGTGGAGACGACCAGGGAGCATAGCTTTACGGTTGACGAGGAAATGGCGGAAACCGCCCAGACCTATCTCGCTTACGTGCGGGGGCGGATGGCGGAATATGCCGTGGCAACGGGCGACAGGGCCGTCCTTTCGGTCGAGCAGACGTTCAGCCTGTCCAAGCTGCAACCGCCGTTCGAGGCCGGGGGTACTGCCGATGCGGTGCTGTGGTTCCCCATGTGGGGGCTGATCGAGGTCGTCGACCTTAAGGGCGGGCGCGGCGTGGTGGTGGAGGCTGCCGGCAACCCGCAACTGCGCACCTACGCACTGGGGGCGATTCTCGCCAATCCGGGGTTGTCGGTTGAGAAGGTCATGTCCACCATTGTCCAGCCGCGCGCGGCCCACAAAGACGGGCGCATCCGGTCGGAGACGTTCCATGTCGTCGACCTGATGGAGTGGACTGCGGATTTGCTGGCCGCCATGCGCAGGGCCAGCGACGCGGGCAACGCCCGCCACAAGATGGGGGGCCTGCAATGGGCAGCGCAGTATCTGAATGCCGGTTCGCACTGCAAGTTCTGCCCCGCAACCGGTGTTTGCCCGGCACTGGAGCAGAAGGTGACGGATGCTGCGGGGATCTGGTTTGACGACCTCGACAATCCGTATATCGCCAATATGCCCGACAGCCTGGACCCCCGGCGCCTGTCCCGGACCCTCGACATGCTGGATATGATCGAGGACTGGATCAAGGCGGTACGGGTTCTCGCCCATACGCAGGCCGAGGCAGGCATCGACATACCCGGCTACAGACTCGTCCCCAGGCAAGGGCGCGAGACGTGGCAGGGCGCTGCCGAGATGACGGTTCGCACAACCTGTATCGAGGCCGGGCTGGCGGAAGACAGGTTTGTCAACCCCGGCAAGCTCCGTACACCGAAACAGGTCCGCGATGCCCTCAGGAAAGTGGGGGCCACAGATGCCATCAGGGTGCTGGAGGGCCTGTCCGAAGTTCCCCATACCGGCACGAACCTCGTTCGTGCCGACAAGACCACCCGGGCTGCGGCGATGCCCAAGGCCCGGCAGTTTTTCACCGTGCTCGACTAACAGAGGAGATCAGCACATATGGCTCGTTCCGAAGACATCAAGACCAAGCTGGCGCGCCTGGCTTTCACCCAGTCGCTGTTCAGGCCGCAGGAGCGGGACAATGGCAAGAAGCAGTTCGGCTGCTCGCTGTTGTTCCCCAAGTCCGAAGACCTGTCGGCCCTCCAGAATGCCGCCCTGAAGGCGGCCACCGACGAGTGGGGCGAAAAGGCCGTCCAGTGGATCAAGGACGGCATCATCCACAGCCCGTTCCTTGACGGCGACGGCCCGCAGGGGCTGAACAAGAAGACCGGAGAGCGCCATGCCGGTTTCGCCGGTCATCGTTTCATCCGCGTCATCTCGGGCGAGGACTATCCGCCGAAGCTGTTCAACAAGGCGGTGCGCCCGATCAGCAGCCAGGAAGAACTCTACAGCGGCTGCTATGGCTTCGCCGTCGTCAACGCCTTTACCTGGGAGAACAAGGAGAAGGGCAAGGGGATCAGCTTCGGGGTCTCCATGATCCAAGTCGCCAGGGATGGCGAGAAGCTGGGCGGTGGCGGTGGCGCCAGCCCGGAGCAGTTCTTCAACGCCATCGAGGACGAGGGTGAAGCCCCCGCCGAGACAAAGGACGGGAAGGGTGCGGCCGGCCTTTTCAGCTGACCGCTTGTATGAAATGACGGGCGACGCCGGCATCCAATGGCCGGCGTCGTTCCGAACTAGGAGCCAGACGACCATGATCAACGAGGATCCCGGCAAGGGCCATAACAGCGGCAATGCCATCGGCGGTATTGCCAGCGAGGGGTTGCGGCAGCTTGTCACCCGCATTGAGACCCCGGAGGAAGAGACGTGTGGCCTTCAGGCCGACATCAAGGCTGTGTCCGTGCAGGACCGGGTTCTTGCGGTGTACGAAGAGGTGTTGGCATGAAAACCGCGGCTCATCTGGTCGAGGAAGCCGCCTTGCACGGTTTTCGTATCGCCCGCCTATTGAATGCCAACGGCACCTGGCAGGCGGCATTCAGGGACGACAACGGCGCCGTGTTCGCCGGCAGCGGCGGCACCCTGGAAGCCGCGCTGTACGATGCATTGGGCAATGCACTGACGACGGGGGTAAAGCGTGGCGCGGGGGAAGCCTGAAAGTCCGGCATGGCCTGGTGACAGGCAGTGCCAGCCGCCCTGCGTGCTTCAGTGGTCCGGGGCTGCGCCATGACGGCCTGGTACAATGAAATCGACCCTTATGCGGCGCAATGGCTCCGCAACCTGATTGCCGCCGGGTGCATCGCGCCGGGCGTTGTGGATGAAAGGAACATTCTTGATGTCAGACCCGACGAGCTTGCCGGGTTCACCCAGTGCCATTTCTTTGCCGGTATCGGGGTCTGGAGCCATGCCCTCCGCCTTGCCGGCTGGCCCGACAGCCGTCCCGTCTGGACCGGAAGTTGCCCCTGCCAGCCTTTCAGCACGGCAGGCCGGGGCCCTGGGTTTGCTGACGAGCGGCACCTGTGGCCCTTCTGGTTCCATCTCGTTGACCAGTGCCGCCCTTCGGTTGTCTTTGGTGAGCAGGTTGAAGCGGCGATTGGGCACGGCTGGCTCGACCTTGTTTACTCTGACCTGGAAGGAGCGGGTTACGCCTTCGCACCGGTCGGTATCCCTGCTGCGGGCGTCGGTGCGCCGCACATCCGGCAGCGGCTGTGGTTCATCGCCGCACGTCAGGAGCTGGCCCACGCCAACAGCACGGGACCACAAGGATGGCAGCAATCCCTGCGCCGACGTGCCGGTCAAGGCCCTGTTGGGGCGGGCGGTCTGGCTGTGCAACTGGAAACACCCGGCGGTTTTGGGGCGGGCCCCGGCTGCGGAGGCTGGAACCGGCGCGAAACGCCCGCACCCGGATCCCGACATGACCGGAAGGCAGCCGAGGGGGCCCACGCCCTTCCTGAACGCGGAGCCGGCACGGCTGACGGCTTCTGGCACTCTGCTGACTGGTTGCGCTGCCGGGATGGACACTGGAGGCCCGTTGAACCCGGCACATTCCCGCTGGCTCATGGGGCTTCCGCCCGCGTGGGACGCCTGCGCGCCTACGGGAATGCCATCAGCCCGTATCCGGCGGCGGAACTCATTGGCAGCTACCTTGACATTGAACGTCTTCGACTGACCCCCCTGTCGAATAGGGAGACCGGAAGCGACACCCGGGCCGGGGTGTTCGCATGACCGCCGCCAAGCGCGTTGAGCTGGACTTCGAGACGCGCAGTCCGGTTGATCTCAGGACAAGGGGCGTGTACGTCTACGCCGCGCATCCGGATACGGAAGTGCTGATGGCGGCCTACAAGATTGATGGCGGGCCGACCAGGCGCTGGCTGCGCGGGGATCCGTGTCCCTTGGACCTGCGCGCGGCCATTGAGGGCGGGGCTGTTGTCGAGGCGCACAACAACACCTTCGAGCGGTTGATGATCAACATGATCCTGGCTCCGCGCCATGGCTGGCCGCACCTGCCGCTGGCGCAGTGCCGCTGCACCGCCGCCACAGCGGCCGCGCTGTCGCTGCCGCGCAAGCTGGGTGACCTTGGCACCGCCCTTGGCCTCACGGTCCGGAAGGATAAACGCGGCGCGGCGCTGATCCGCAAGTTTTCCATCCCGCGCAGGCCGGCCACTGCCGGGCAGCGGGGGTGTAATGCTGCGGTGGACGCCCTGCCCGATGCGGGCACCCGGAATGCCCGGGGGGTGCCCCTGCACTGGAACGAGCCAGAGGATCATCCTGCGGATTTCCGGGACTTCCGCGACTACAATGCGGCTGACGTGGACTCCGAGGCTGAAGCCGCCGGACGCATGGTGCCGCTGTCAGACGACGAGCTGGACCTGTGGCGTATTTCCGAGCGTATCAATGACCGGGGCCTGCGCATCGATGTCACGTCGTGCCGCGCCGCCCTGCGCCTCGCCGGCAAGGCCAGGGCGCTGCTTGACCGTGATATGAGGCTGGCAACCGGCGGCTACGTCACCACGTGCACGCAGGTGGGCCGGCTGACCGAGTGGGTGAAGCGGCAGGGTGTTGCTCTCCCCTCGGCAGCGAAGGCCGATCTCGAGGACGTGCTTGCGCGTGACGACATCCCCGCCACGGTGCGCCGTGCCGTCGAAATACGCCAGGAAGCGGCCAAGACATCTGTCTCCAAGTTGAAAGCGTTCCTCAACCGCGCCAGTCATGACGGACGCATCCGGGGGGCGTTCCTCTATCACGCGGCCGGTACCGGGCGGTGGTCATCTACAGGGGCCCAGGTCCACAACCTGCCACGCCCGCGCAAGGTGTTCGAGGATGCGCACCTGGACACGCGGGTGCTGTTCCAGGCCATCCGCACCGAGAACCCGGAGTGGCTGACGTTTCTCTATGGCGACGAACTCGGCAAGCCGCTGCATCTGCTCTCGGACGCAATCCGGGGCTTCATCTGGGCGGAACCGGGTTGCGACATCCTGGACGCCGACTACGCCGGTATCGAGGGGGCCGTCGCCGCCTGGTTCTGTGGCGAGGACTGGAAGGTCAAGGCCATGTTCGACCTCATGGCTGACCCGGACCTGCCCGATCTTTACCGCCGTGCGGCCGCCGGCATCTTCAACACCACCACCGCAGAGTTGACCAGGAAAGACCCCCGGCGCCAGGTGGGCAAGGTGTCGGAACTGTCGCTCCAGTACCAGGGCGGCCCGGGGGCGTTCCGTTCGATGGCACGGAACTACTCCATGAAGCTTGACCCCCTTTATGCCCCGGTCTGGGCGGCTGCGCCGCAACACCGGCGCGAGGCTGCCCTCAGGCGCTACGAGACGGTGTTGCGGCAGAACCTGCCGATTGCAGGGCAGTTGACACGGCGGGAATTCCTGGCTGCCGAACTGGTCAAGGCTGGCTGGCGGGACACGCACCCCGCCATTACGGCGGCGTGGGCGCTTTTGCAAGATGGTGTGACCGAAGCTGTGGCCAACCCCGGCACCGTTGTCACGGTGCTGAAGGCCAGATACCTCGTCCGCAATGGCTTCCTGTGGTGTCAGTTGCCATCGGGGCGTTGTCTTGCCTACGGTGCGCCGCACCTCAGGCAGCAGGTGTGGGTGCGCAAGACCGGAGCCGGGGTGTCCGAGACGATGGGCTGTACGGAAGCCGGGAGGCTGGAAGCCGCCGGCGGGTGCGTCATCGAGCGCGCCGCCAGGCCGGCGGTTACGGTGCTGGGCGTGGAGAGCCAGTCGCAGAAGCTTGTACGCTATGCCCTGTATGGCGGGCTGCTGCTGGAGAACGTGGTGCAGGCCATTGCCCGTGATCTCCTGGCACACGGTATCCGTCAGGCCGAGAAGGCGGGCTACCCCGTTATTGGCCACGTTCACGACGAGATTTTGTGCGAGGTGCCGCGGGGTTTCGGTGACGTAAAGACGTTCGAGCGGCTGATTTGCGAGCGGCCGGCGTGGGCCGCCGGCCTGCCGCTGTCCTCGGGGGGTTGGAGAGGCAAACGGTTCAGGAAGGATTGACGTCATGAATGTATGTCGGGAATGTATTGACTATTGACCTACATCAGACATACAATCGGGGTATCGACAACGGATGTCTGGAGTTTTTACCTTGTCACCTCCCTCTTGTCCCCGCGTGCCCAAGCGCACGCTCACCACCATGCGGTTGCCGTCCGACCTGATGTGGCAGTTGAGCAAGCTCGCCGAAAAGGAGGGCCGCTCCCGCTCCAACATGGTCGAGAAAATCCTTCGTGACGGTGTTGCGAAGAAGGCAAAGGAAGAGGTTGCTGATGTTCTCGCCTAGTCCCTGCGCCAGGAAGGCCTTTGCCGCGGGGGCGGCCGCGACCGGCACTTTGGCCGGCAAGGTGGCGCGCTGCGTTTCGGAAGGCAACACCCGCCCCGCTGAAGCGTCGGGCAAGACCACTCGTGCGGTTCCCCCTGGCGTCAACGCTGCAGCCAGGGCCAACGGACGCGGCTTGGTCGTTCTGGCGGCCCGCAGCGGGCAGGGCGGCAATGCGTACCCGCTTTGGCGGATCAGATCCGCCAGTCATGGCGGGCCCCGCAGCACCGGGACGGGCACCATCTGCCACCCGGGCCAGTGCCGTGTGCCGGACGAAACAGGGACAGGGTGTTGACCATGTCATACGCCCGCATCGACGGGCTGCACGCCGAGGCCGTGAGGCGGATCTGCTTTATCCTCGGGGCAGCCAAGGACACATTGCCGCCGGGCTGGCCGCTTGTCGTCCTGGAGGCGACCCTAGCCGGGGCCAGCATCACCGAAACGCTCAAGGCGTTCGGTGAATTCTGCAAGACGCGCCGGGATGCCTGCGCCGCCTGCCACCTGTACCTGGGGGCGAGATGGTGACGCTTGACGCGCTTCGTGCCAACCGGCCGGAACTTGGTTTCGCTGTCTATGCCCTGGAGCCGGGCGGGCGCGGGTTCCGTGATCCCTCCGGGGTCTGCCGTACCGGCGGCAAGAGCGGGGGCCGTGTCGTATTTCCCTGCGCCCCGAAGCCGGTGCATGTGGATGCGCCGCGGGAAGACACGCCTGCCTTGTAGGACACGCCTTCAGTCACAGTCACAGTCACATTACAGCCTGCATTGGCCATCCTGAAAAAGTGGACACGTGGCGGGGTCCGGCAAACCCCGCCGCTGCCGGTTCTGGCTGACCATCTGCCATGGAATCAAGCGAGACACGGACAGTATGCCGAAAGACAACACCCCCGGCGGGGGGCAGAACCCCGCCAACAGCGCCGACCCTGTGGCGTTCCTGCAGGACTTCGATGCTGAAGGTTGTTTCAACCTTGTCGCTATTGACCCTGAAACCGCCTTTGTCACCGGGCGTACCTTCGCGCCGAAAGACTGGGACGCCATGCGGGCGTGGTTAACCGAACGCAACGGCAGGCAGAACCTTTACTTTACGGTCAACGAGCCGTACCCGACAGCCCCGGACAAGAAGCTTGCGAAGGGCGACATTGCTGCCATCCGCGCGGTTTATGTGGATGCCGACCCGCACAAGGACAAGCTGTTCGATGACGAGCGCCGGCGGCTTCTGGATCTCGCCCGTGCTGCCCGGTCCTCGTCGTGTCCGCCCACCTTCGTTGTCGACAGCGGGGGCGGGGTACAATTCTTCTGGCGCCTTGCCCAGAAGCTCCCCGCAAGCGGGCACCGGCAGTGGGCCGAAGCGCAGGGGCGGGCTCTGGCGTATGCCGTGGGGGGCGATGCTGTCCAGAATATCGACCGCATCATGCGCTTGCCCGGCACGGTCAATATTCCTGATGCCACGAAGCGGGCGCGGGGCCGCACGGCAGCAGGCGCGCGGGTGTTTGCCGCCACCGGTGCCGTCTACACCACGGATGCGCTTTCTTTTTATGCGACCCCGCGTGGTCCAGGCAGCGACCATCCGGACACCAGCGGGAACATCGCTGCGGTTCAGCGCACACTTGACATGCAGGCCATCGCCGCCGGTCCTGGCCAGAACCTCCTTGCCCGCCTTGCGGCTGCTGCCCTCGCCGAGCCCCGCCTTCAGGCTGTTCTGGACGGGAAACCGCTCAAGGGCGCCGATCAGTCAGGCTCTGCGTACAGAGCTGCGCTGGTTGCCCGGCTATGCGAGCACGGCGGCTTCACGCCCACGGAATACGCTGCTGTTGCCACGTCGCTTCCGCATTGCAACACCAACAAGGACATTCCCGGGGGCTGGCCGCGCCAGTTCGCCCGCGAATGGTGCAACGTCGGCCTGATGTGTGCGGCAGAACGCTGGTTCGACCCGGTCCCCGAGGTTGAGCCGAACCCTTTCGACGTACAGCATGCCAAGTACATCGGGCAGGCGCGTGAAGAAGCACGCATTGCCTGGGAAGACCCGTCAGACTGGGACTACGACACCACCCCGCCGGCTGACTGGGTTGTCGAGGGTATGATCCCGAGAGGCGAAATTACGCTTTTGCTCGGTACGGGCGGCACGGGCAAGACGCTTCTCGCCATGCAGATGGCGACCGGGCTGGCTGCAGGAGCGTCCGTCCTGGGGCGACCGGTGAAACAGCAAAAGGTCATGTTGTTCCTGTGCGAGGACCGGGCCGAGGAATTGAAGCGCCGCCAGCGTAGTATCGATGCCGCGCTGGGTCTGCAGCGTAGCCGTTACAAGGGGCACCTCAGAACCGTCTCGCGCAAGTTCGAGGACAACGCCCTGTTTACCTGGGACAACAGGACCAACACGTTCACCCTTACGCCGCTGTGGCACAGCATGCGCAACGACGCCGCCACGTTCGGGGCCGACCTGATCGTGATCGATACCCTGGCTGACGTGTTTGGCGGGTCCGAAATCGACAAGCAGCAGGTCAGGAAATTCCTGAACGTGTGCCTGGGAAAGCTTGTCGAGAGCACGGGCGGGGCCGTCCTTCTTCTTGGCCACCCGTCGCAGTCCGGTATGGCGTCTGGCGACGGCACGTCCGGGTCACGCAGCTGGCACGACACTGTGAGGTCGCGATTTTACTTCGAGCGGGCCACGAAGGACCGCAAGGACGCAAGGCGCAAGCTCACGAACATGAAAAGCCAGTACGGGCAAGATGGCGACCAGTATTTGCTGGAATGGCGTAAAGGCGCATTTGATTTGGTCATGTCCAGCACGGCTCGGCCTGTTGCCCAATACGGGGTGCGCGACATGGAGGCGGAACTGGAGCTGTGCGTCATTGATGCGGTGCGCATGCTGCAGGCCGGAGAGGTGTCATCATCCGGCAGCCCGCGTGCCGGCAATTACTTGCCCTCGCTCATCAAGCGGCGGTTTGCCGACAAGGTGGCCGTATTCAAGGCCGACGCGATCGAGGCGTGCGTCATGCGGCTGGAGGCCTGCGGGAAAATACGGAGGGGTCAGGTCGGGCGAAAAGCCAACCGGCATGCGGTCAACGGCTACGTCGTGTGCGAGGACGCGCCAACGGGTGTGTTCGACTGAGACCGGCTGCGGATTCAGGTGACAGGTGCCATAGCGGTTTGTAATACTGCGCGCATACATCCATAGGGGACACGTCATGCGCACTTTGATCCTGGGAACCGTGCTCGTACCCGCGCAATCAGTCTGAAACCGACTCACACGTAAGCGTTGTGGTATACCCGCTGCGCGATAATGAATGCTCCGCACGGGTGATCAGCCACAGTCCGTTCGCACTGCTCCGGAAGCCTTTCAGTTCTACCCGGGCCTCGGCAATCAGGGCCGGGTTGCCCGGCAACGCCAGCGACAGCTGCTTTTCGGCACGGGCTCGTTTTTCCAGCTCTGCGACCGCGGCTTGCTTCGCCCCCGCTGCATCAGCAAACGGATGCCGAATGCGGGCGACGGGCTCACCCTGGCCCGCCACAACCTCGCGCACCATACCTGCGTCGAGGTCATTCCACTGCGTGATAACCTGTCCAACCGGCTGCCGCTTGGTAATTGTTACACGATACTGGGTTATCTCGCCCCGGGATACCGCCACGACCGGCAGGGGCTTGCCCGTCGTTGTTTTGCTCTCCCCGCGCTTGGCGATAACCAGATGCCCGCCTGCAGGCTTGGCAAGGGCGTCATAGTCCTTGGACAAACGGGTCAACAGCGCCATATCAGACTCATTGGCCTGATCAACATGCGGCAGGCTTGTGGCTGCAAGCGCTGGCGCTACTGCGGCTTTCAGTCCGTGCTCCTGCGCGATGACCTGCACCATGCCCCCCAGCGTTGTCCCGGCTGCCCACGAGCGGTTTTTTTGTGTTGTCAACATCGGGCGCCTGGACCCGGCGTCAACAGGTGAAGCCGCCTGGACAGAGGCCTTCGCCTTGACCGTGATACGATCAGGGGGACCGGATACCTCCAGCTCGTCCACTATGAACAAACCCATCTTTCGCAACGCATTATCATAGCCCAGGGCTACGCAGATCTCCGTCCCTGCGGCGGGCAAAGCCAATGGCTTGCGGTCATTGGGGTCCGCCAGTGTAAGCTCCAGCGTGTCACTCTGTAGCCCCGCCTCGTCGGTGAGACGCAAGGACACAAGGTGGCCGCTGATTCCTGCGGTAATGTCGGCATCATTGGCCCGGATCTGGAAGCCGGGCTTTATCCCCATAACGCTTCCCCAGGTGCCACACGCAGCGGCATATCCGGCAGAGCAATATCCAGACCAGCGGGCAGAACCATACCATAGCGGACCAGTCCGGGGTTCGCTTCGAGAAGCTGCTCCACAACGCCTGGCGCAGTCCCGCCGTAATGCTTCCACGCGATGTAATCGATCGTATCCCCATCACGCGTTTGATACCGAAGGCCCATCATCGTATTTCCTCAACTGAAGACTGAACGTCTGGCGCATAGGGACGCCTTTCTGCGCAAACCGGGACTGGGTTTCGTCTATGCGCTCGATCACCCATTGCCCGTGGATGAAGCCAAGGCCGTCCACCAGCTGAAGCGGCTCGCCCTTCGCTGCCTCGCGGCGCATGGCCTCAAGCTGACCGCGCCCGGCCTTGAAGCCGGGAAATATCACACCGTCCAGTGACAGTGTTTCACTGCCCGGCCCGGTGTATTGAAGGGCCTCGGGTTTCCCGAACCGCTCCTGGGCGGACCATGAGTAGGCATTCGAGCGCTTGAGCTCCTGGTACGCCGCCGTATTGATGCTGAATTGATAAGCACCAAGCTGCATCATGATATCTGCCATACGACCTCAATACCCATAAGCCATGGCCCCGTCATGCAGCGCGCCGCGTTCATTCTCGCGTCGAATCCGCTCTATTTCTTCTGCCAGCTGCCGGGGGTCCTGGCCGGGCTGCTGCTGGATATTGAAGACGGGGGCGTTGGTGACGTTGTTTGTGACGTCCGCCTTGCCGGGTGCAGCCCCCCGAATAGCCGCAGGCGGGGCCGCCGAAGATGAAGAGGGTGTCGGCTCGGCGCCGGGTTTTCCCCCGGCGTCCTGACCAAGGCCAAAAAAGGATGCAACCTTACCAATCCCCGCGCCGACCCATTGCAGTTTCTCTAGAATCCATTCAAAGGCGGCGCTTGCAGCGTCTGTAATTCCAGCCCACAGGCCCGTGAAAAATTCACCGATTGCGGAGAACTTATCGGCGATCCAGTCACACAGTGTTCCGAAGAACGCCTTGACGGTTGACCAGTTTGCAATAACAAGCCCCGCAGCGAGCGCGATGCCTGCGATGATTGCGCCAATCGGGGTGGCCACCAAGGCCAGGCCGATCGCCTTGATCCCTGCCGCAACAGCAGGGAGCCCGCCAGCAAGCCCGATCATGGCCGAACCAAGACCCCATACGGCTGAACCAAAAGACAAGACAGACACAACAGCCTTGCTGGCAAAGACAGCCGACATGATGATACCCAAGTTGTCAAAGCCACCGACAAGGGATGCGAGATTGTTCGTTACCGACGCAAAGCCTGTGGCTATTGCGGCAATGCCCCGGACGGCATCCCCGATAAAGGGGACTATCTCGCGGAACCCGTCGGCAAAGCGCTTTGCGAAGGCGACGACCTCATCGCGGTTTTCCCGCATATAGCTTGTAAAATCCTTCATCATGTCTGTAACGACCGGCATCAGGGCCCCGCCAATGGTATTCTTCAACCCGGCAAGCCCCAATTGTGCATCCAGAAGCGCATCCTTGAACGCCTCCGCATCCCGGGCTGTTTTTTCGCTCAGAACATAGCCTGTCGCCCGCGCATCTTCCCGGAGCTGGGTCAGCCCGGCAGAGCCATCTTTCAGCATGTTGATCATGCCCGCGCCGGAGCGGCCAAATATGGCCGTTGCCAACGCAACGCGCTCTGCGCCATTTTCCACGGACTGCAACCGATCGGCTACCAGTGCCAGCGCTTCATCCGGCTGCATGGATGCCATCGCCTGCGCAGAAAGACCCAGCTGCTCGAACGCTTTCTTTGCCGTTCCGCTCCCCTGGACGGCCTCGCCGATGCCCTTGGACAATTTTTCCATGGACCCGTCAAGACCTTCGGCAGACATTCCACTGCGCTCGGCGGCGTAGCGCAACTCCTGCAAGGCCTCGATGCCAATCCCCATCTTTCCGGCTGTTTTTGCGACATGATCACCCAATCCTGCGGTCGAGTTTGCGAGGCTGAAAATTGCGGCCCCGGCAGCGCCGACAGCGACAGTGGTATTTCGGGCCAAGCCCCCCACCGCACCTTGCATTTGCCCGAATTTCTCACCAACCCTGTTGCTGGCGGCAGCAGCCCGCTCCCACTTTTTCTGACTGACCCGCAGCTTGTCCAGTGTGCTCCCGAGCTCCTGGTACTCCCGGTCCAGGGCATCAACAGATTTACCTTCCCGCTCCAGAACCTTGCGCTGTTTCTTGAGCTCCTGCTGGCGCTTTGTAATGGTCTTGATCTCGGACCCGACGCTGTCCAATCCCCCCTTGATCAGGCCGACATTCCGCGCAAACGATGCATCCAGGGCTGCGCCGATTGTTATTTTTGTGCTGAGTTTTTGTTCAGTCGCCACGCGGCAGCCCCTCGATCCACCATTTGAACTGGCTTAGCGGCATAGATGCAATTTCAGACAAACCCCAGGACGTGAACGAAGCCAGGGCGATCACGTTGTGGCGCAGATCGACCGGGCTTATTCGAGAAAATTTGAGTAAGCATCCTGCAGCTTCCTGTAGTCACGCAGCCGAAGTTTCTGGATATTATCAGGGGCTATCCCGCACAAATTTGCAAAGAGTGTAACCTCCTGTTGGGCTGTGCTTCCCTTGACCGACTGGCAAGCAATCTGATCATGGACCGTCGGCTCGCGCATCCGCAAACTGCTGACTTGCGTCCCGTCCAGGTCAATGGGGCGGGACAAGGTGACGTCTACATATTCGGTCGTATAATCCATGTACTCTGGCTCTCCTTTATGTGCCAACAAACACGTGGTCGCTCTACACACCAATCGCACTTCTGATCTGCGCCAGGCGGTCCTCGCCGTTGACCTTGCGGATCATGTTGATGACATCAATCTCGTGAACGGTCTGCCCGCCGTGTTCCTCCTTGAAATATTCAAGGCACAGCGTAACACCCAAGGTCGGTTTCTGCCCCGCAGACCAAGCCCCCCGTTCAATTTTGGTGATCTTGCCGCGCATGGTGTGCACAACCGGTTTGACGGTTCCATCCCACGATTCCAAGGCACCGCGGGCAGTCAGAGGCACATTTTTTCCTTCGGCAACACCGAACAGGGCCAGCACATCGCGGTCGTAGCTGATCAGGCTGAAGCTGGTTTCCAAGGGTTCCATGCCCATATCAATTTTGACGGGCGCATCCATACCCCCGGCGCGAAAATCTTCAGTCACCAGCGCCAGGGAGGGGGGAGAATACTCGCTGATCTGCCCGGCATAGCCACGCCCGTCAACGAACAGGTTGATATTTTTCAGAACGTCGCGCGCGGCCATCAGTGAAAGGCCTCCTTGATGTAATCATTGACCAGATGGGAACGGAACGTGATGTGCTCCGCCGGATAGGGAGGGGTGAAATCGAAGTTGAAGTAGATTTTGCCCTGGGTGATGTTGGCCGGGGTATTCAGGTCCGGATCAGCCCAGCACCGTCCGCCCAGAACGGCACCCAGATTGGTCAGGGTGCGCAGGTAGGCATTGACGCCTTCGGTGACATCCTGGACATAGGTCTTGGTGATATTCCGGTCCACAGCCCACATGTGGGCGCGCTGCAGGCTTTCGTTGATCAGGTCGGCAGTGCGGCGCACCGACAGGAACGCCCACTTGGGATCCGCCGACAGAGAGCGGTTGCCCCACAGACGATATCCATCCTGACAAATGATCGTGGCAATGCCCTTTTCATTCAGCAGGTTGGCGCGGCTGGCAGTATCACCTAGCTTGAAATCAACCGGGCGGGCGGTGCCGACAATGCCGTTGACCGGCTGGTTGGACGGCGACCACCAGAAACCACGATCGTTATCACCACGGGCGATGATACCGGCCACGCGTGCCGATGCCGGACGCACGGCAACCGCGCCGGACCGGTCCAGAACCTTGACCCACGGGTCGATCATATAGACCCGGGTCCCGGCATTCTGTCGCGCATAGGTTTGGGCAGCCTCGTCAGTGGTATTGGGGCCATCGGCCACCACAATAGCCCGCAAACGGTCGGCAATGCCTTTCAGCTCGGCCACCACCGGGTTGGCCTGTCCTTCTTCAGCCTGATGGGTGAAACCGGGGGCGCACAGGATGCGTGGCGCAAAACCCACCACCGATTCCGCTCCCAGCAGCGCATGCACGCCACGGAACTGACCACTGGCCGCATCAACACCGCCCACCACATTGGCCAGCGTTTCGGCGTCGGATTTGCCCTTGTCAACCCGGATCACCACCACCACAGCGCCGATCTGGTCAAAGATACCGTCCAGGGCATCGGGCAAAGACCCGTCGCTGCCGAGCTTTGCGGCCTCGGTGCGGCTGCCGGTGACCAGCACCGGGGTATTCAGCGGAAAACGATCCGCATCCGCTCCCGGCGCTGTCCCCACAACCCCGATCACCGAAGACCGGACGGTCCGCACCGGGCGTGGTCCAGCATCAATTTCCAGAACCTCGACACCATGAAGAAATGTTTCAGGCACGTTTGAACCTCCACCTAGAAGCGTTCATCATCATCTATGCTTTAGTTGGCTTGTCCTGTGGCGCTTTTTCCTGGCTCTCAAGGCCACCATCCGGCGTGTGCGGCCAGTGTTGATCGGCGTAGTAATCGGGTGGGATGGGGGATGCGGCTTCCAGTGCGTTGCAGCGCTCGCGAATGGCGGCGCGAAACCGGGCGATGGGCGCGGGGACGGCCTCGCCGGTTTCAATCTGACGCACGACGTACCAGTCCGTCGCAGACAGGCGGCGGCGGGCTTCGGCTTGTACCAGCGCGGCAGAAGGCAGTGCGGCTTCAGCGGCTGCGGCGTCTGGGGCCACCGCTGCGGCGGTGTCTGGCACAGGCACGACCACCCACGCCGCTCCATCCCAGCGGGCCTGTTCGCCTTCGGCCAGAGCAGGCGGCGGGACGGTGACGCACCCGGCTGGGATCAGCCAAGACCCCGGCGAGCGGGGGTCAAGGTCGCCTTGGTCAAGGACATGCTCACCGGCATAGAAGCCGTTCACAGTACGATAGACAGTACAGTTCATAATGGGCCTCAGCGATATCGGATGCAGGCAAGAAGGGCGATGTTGCGGGGGCGGGTTTCGGCGCCGCCTTCACTTGAGGTTCTGTGGTAATTCGGGTCTATGTTGCCGTTGGGCCAGATTCCGTACCCACCGGTCGTTGCGAAAAATGCGCCTTGGTTAAAGGAACGACCTATCGAGACGTGACTGTGGCTTTCGAAGTCATCCGACTGTGCACTTCCGAACGCGCGGCCTGAATCCACGCCCCGCCCGTCATCCCAGCCGCGCAGGAATTCACCGCGCAGGTCCGGCACGGCGAAGGTTGTGGAGCCGTCACCACTCCCGAATGTGGTTCCGATCACGGTGAACAGTTCAGGATATGCGGCGCGGCTCAGGAGCGCCCCGTTGCACTTCAGATACAGCGGTGGCGGCTCCTGCCCGGCATGCATGATCACGCTGCCCACCGGAGCCGGAAAAGCCTGGGCCAGCGCCGCAGGGGTGACGGCCTTTTCCGCATCCGTCCCGGCCTTGACCTCATCCGCCGTCGCCAGCCGGACGATGCCGGGTGTTATGGGGGTGGCGGCATCCATGGCGGCCTTCAGGCCCGCCGGGGTGACGGCCAGATGGGTGGACGACCCGGCGCGGGCCTCGGCTGTGGTGGCCAGTTCCACCAGTCCCTTGACAGTGGTGGAGGCATCCGGCGGGCTGTGGCCGGGACCGGCATGAGAGGCGATCGCGGCGGCGACCTCTGCGGAAACATGATCACGGGTTGCAAGCACCACCGACGGGTCAATTTTCAGGGTCACGGCGCTCACGTTGCCGTGCTGCAAAATCATGCGGCAGCACAGGTCTTTACCAACGCCGTCATCCAGTTGAGGCTTGAAGCTCTCGGGATATTTAGCGACGGCAATCAGGATGCCGTCGGCGTCAAACACACCGGCCTCGCGCACGGTCCAGCCGCCGACCCGCGCCGGGATCACCGCCTCGACGGTCAGCCAGGCGGGGTTTTTCGGGTCGGTGCGGATGGAATTGATTTCGGTGCGCCAGACCTCGCGGCGCAAGGCGGTTTGATCCGGCGTCGGGTCATAGGCCGCGCCGTCGCCGTCCCCGAAAGCAAAGTGGGTCAGAACAACCGGCTTGGACGTAGCAAGGGCTTCAGTCAGGCGGGTATGACCCGCGTCGGTTACCAAAGTGTAATAGTGGGGTGCGCTCATGCGGCCTCCAGCGGATAGGCAGTGACCGTTTCCGCGCCGTACAGGGCGGCGGCCATCAGGGGGGCGGGGGCAAGGGAAACCGGATCGACCGGGGGGGCGGGACGTAGGCAGACGGTCTCGCCCAGAAGCAAGGCCGCCGCCGTCTGTGGGGTTGTGCCGGACTGGTGCATGACCACGCGCAGGGCGGTCAGGTGCGAGCGAACATTCTTGGACGCCCGGATCATGGACAGGGCTTCGTCGGACAGCGCTGGCGAGACCGGGCCCGGTGTGGCAATTTCGGCGGTAAACGTATGGACGGGCGCGGGCGGGTCAGCCTCAAACCATTCGGTCAGCGTGACGTCAACATCAAGGGCCTCAAGCGCCTCGCGCACCGCGCGACGCGTCCCCTTGTGCCTGTGCACTTGAAACGAAGCCGCAATCACCGCCCGCTTCCGCGCCTCCGGCCAGTCCGGGTTCCATACATCCACCGACAACGCCCACGCCAGCCATGGAAGCGCGGAAGCGGGGATTTCTTCAGGCCTCCACATGCCGCTGACAGGCACCGGGACAGCAGATAGCCTGTCCATGGCACGGCTAAGGGCTTTTTCTTCCGGAGAGGCATTCGGCGGCAACAAATCGTCTGTCATGGGGCATCGCCCTCCAGAATGTCTACGTCTGTGCACCACGCAGCCTCGACCCGGTCAATACTGATTGTCTCTGTCGGCTCCAGAAGCTCTACCTTCCGAACGCCGGCCTGATGCAGCGCGGCATATAGCCCGGATATCGTGATATCGGCCCCCAGGCGGTGGTGTTCGTGGCAGAATTTTTCGGCCATAGCCCGGACGTGGGCCAGGACGGCCTCACGGTCCGGGCCATCATGGAAAAGCAACCGGGCGCGTATGGTGTATGGGCGGATCTTTGCAGCTTGAACCACAACGCGGTCAGTCAGGGGCCTGATACTTTCATCAGACAGGCGCTCCTGCACCGTTGCCAGCAGGTCTGCGCCGGGCGAGCCATCGCCTCCATTTGACATGACCGTCACCGCCACAACGCCGGGCGCGGGGCTGAAAGCGTCAACATCCTTGACCCCCGGCGCTGCGGATAAAGCATGAAAGATATAGGCCCCGGTTGGTCCGGCAGAGCTGAAGCCCTCGAGAGAGAGCTGAATCCGGCGGCGGTAGTCGTCGTCGCTCTCCAGCACTGCGTCTACGGGGGGGAATGCCTGCGGGTTGGCTTCTTGCAGGACCTTGCGGGCGACACCCGGCAAAGCTCCCAGATGATCGAGATTTGTGCCGGTCGCGTAAGCCAGCATGACAGACCGAGCCGCCTCGTTGACTCTCTGCCGGACAATCATTTCCCGGTACGCTGCGACCTCAAGGATCTTTAACGCCGGGTCGCTCTCAACCAGCGCTGTAAAAATGGCTTCGCCGTTCTGGTTTTTGTATGCTCGCAGCCCTGCGAGCATGTCGGCGAGAACAGACTCATAATCAAGCTGCTCAACAACATCAGGGGGGCGCAGCTGCGACAGGTCAATGGCGCTGTACCGGGCTTCTTTCATCACTGGACGCGCACTCCGGGCAAAGAAACCTGACGGCCTTCAGGCAGGTATATTCCGGTCAGGTCCATGAGGATGCCGCCGACTTGGGCTTCGAGAATGCGCACGTGCTGGAGCTTGAAACGCGGCTCCCAGCGGGCGAGAGCCTCGGCTGTGGCCGCGTAAAGCTCCAGTATGGTGCTGCGGTTGACGGGCGCATCGACCAAGGATGGCAGGCGACTGCCGTAATCACGCCGCATAACCCGGCTCCCAACAGGGGTGGTCAAGATATCCCTGATGCTTTGCGAGAGATGATCAAGCCCGGAGAGGGGCTTGCCCGTTTTTGCGTTGGTGCCGTTCATGTGTCCATCTTGTGAACACAGCGCTCCTGCGTCCTGTGGCGGTTTTTCCCCTAGCCGGTCGGCGCGGTTGTAGTACCCCCGGAATCACCGGTGTGAACGTGGTCCCGCAGGCTTGTGCCCCCGGCGGTCACATCGCCGTCAACAACATGAATGCTGCCGCTGATCATCGCCGCCGCATCCGACCCGCCTGTAGACCCCGACATCCCGGCAAGATAGGTCAAGCGGCCCTCTACCGTCAGATCACCTGTTACAGTGACGGTGGGTGCGTCTATCGTGATGTGGGTGCCGGACCTGACAGCCACCACCCCGTCAAAGTCAGCGGTGAGGGTACGGGCGGCGCGAACAACGACCTCGCCGGGGCTGCGGATGGTCAGCCGGCTGGCGGCCTTGTCATATTCAAAAAAAGTGCCATCGGCGTATTCCGTACGATGGATTGTCGCTTGATCTGCCGGGGGCGCATGCGCAGCCCTGTAGAGAGCCGGGAGAACAACCCCCTGCGCAAGGTCGCCGCTTTGCGCGAGGACAAGGACTTGCTCCCCGGGCTCCGGCGCCCACCATGTCCGGTCAGTGCCAGCCCGCTGCGTCAACCATGGGAGCCAGCCTGTCAAAAGGTCGCCGCTGCGCACCCGAACACGGGCCACCGAAGCGTCAAGCGCCTCCACAACACCGGCACGGATGATGTTCGCAAGCCGCCTCTCCAGCTCTCCCAAGCCCCAGCTCATCCGCTGTCTTTCTCTGTCGTTGTATAGGAAGGCTCGTAGGCGGGGCCAATCTCTGGCGACCAGCTGCCCAGTGCGACCCGGGGCACAGGTTCATCGTCATCCCAGACGCTTTGCGCCAGATGGATGATTTGCTGCCAGTCCACGCGCCAGACCAGGTATTGATCAAATTCGGGGTTGAAGTGGTCGGGGCTGATCGCGGTGACCGTCGCGGGCTCAACCGGCAGACCCCAGCGGTTGCGGTGCGCGAGCCGGGCAAAAGCCGCCGCCAGGGTACAGATGCTGAGGTGCGCCCGCTCAGTCCGGAATCCGATGAGAAGATATGCGCTGAAACGCGCTGTCACGGCCAGCTGGCCGGACCCCGGGTCGCTTTCCGCGCACGGCTCCATCTCGGTCAGTTCCAGAAGGCATGCGGGAACAGGCAAGCGCGCCCTGTCATCATAATAAAAGTCTGTGCACTTCATCGCCGGGAACGCGGCGCGGACAGCAGACCGTATCGCGCCCTGGACCTCCTCGACTGTAACCTGCGTCCTGGCGTTCATCCGCGTCCTTTCGGCCCGTAAACAGTGCGCATGCGGATTTCATCCGAGAAATACCGATAAAATACGCTGCTGATTTCAGGGACCGCCTTTGTCTCGGTGAACGCGGCAATGGCCTCGTGCACAGGCAGAGCCTGCTCTTCGATGGGAAGGCGACGCTTCCTGGATCGATGATAAACAGATGTATGGCCGCTTGGCATCCGGGCCATGAAAGAGCCTGCAAAATCCTGCGAGCGGAACGAAACCCCTCTGGCTGAAGTCCGGGGCTTCCCGCGGAATCGACAGATTTCAATAGCGTTGGCCCCGATCCACAACCCGGCTGAAGCTCCGTCACCTTTGAGACTCTTCAAACGCGTCCGCAGCGCCTTTGCATTGCTCAGCTGGAGCTCACCCAACAGCCCGCTTTTGACAAGGCGGGTAATGTATAATGCAGTCTTGTGCAAAGCGCGGCTGCGGGCGTGCTGGACGACGGACTCAGATGCATAGAACTCATCTGCAATCCGCGCTAACTCTGCTGTGTTGATTTCAAAACCCAGCATCTTTGTTTACACTCGCGAGAGGAACAACAGCCCAGCCGGTCCCGTCGGGTTGAGCCGCCCCAAGAACGTCAAAAACCTCACCCGTCCGCAGTAACAAGACCGTATCGCCGCGCCGCAGGTCTCCAAGGTCCGACATTTTTCCGTTCAGGCGCGGCTCTGTCCGGTCACCGCAGTACTCCCCCAACTCAACATCAAGGTAGGGGTCATCGTATAGAACGGTAACAGTACGCTCGGTGCCGTTTTGCAGCTGGAGGACCGCTGCTTCTGCGAACTCTTTCGGGTTGAGAAACAGCCCCAGTTCCTCCCACGTGTGGAAACCTGTCACTTGGTCCTCTTCTCCGTGGCTGGTTTCGGGGATACAAGAGCCGCCTTGCCGCGTGCGATCAGATTACGCGCAACGTCCACGGGCACAGAAACGGTATCCCCGTCCTTGCGGATAACTCCCTCGTATCCGAATGGAAACACCACACGCAGCGTAACAAGGCCCGTTACACCATCGGGATCTTCAGCCATCTTCTCCCTCCATCAAAGTACGGCACTAGCGCCCGAGGCAGAATGATTCTGCCCGGCGGGCAAGAAAGTCGCAGTCCTGGAAAGCAATAATCTGGATGCCCCCGCTTTTGGCATAGGCCGCAGCATCCACCGTGATTTCAAGGCCACCCCAAAGCCCGATCAGCAGATCTGCAAAATTGCCGAAGAAAACATCATTGGAATCAATCTGGTTTGTTGCTTCAACACGGTATCCATTGACAGTATCCCCCGCCTCCCAGACAGGTGCGCCATTCGTTCCCTCGAATTTCTGGGCTGTCTTCAGCCAGCCCTTTGTGCGGCTGGACAAAACGTAGGCCATTCCCGGACAATCAGCATTGTCGCCCGCTATCTCGGATTCCATCTGGATCAGCTCGGCATATGCAGGGTTGCCTTTGGCAGCGAATTTTACTGCATTTATCCCAGAAAGACGGGACAGCCCGAGAGGCTCCTTGCTTCCCGCGCCGTAGAAGGCGGCCTTGTCGATGGTAGCTCCAACGGCAGCAGCTATATCTGCGCGAATCATTGCCTCGATATCGATGCTGGACTGCATGATCTGACGGCGGGTAACGGGCACTGCCGCAGCCACTGTTCGGGGAGACATCTTTTTGGAATGGAAGACCGGAAGCGTGTCAGGAGCGTCCGCACCTTCTCCGATCCAATAGCCCATTGCCCCGGAGGTTTGTGCGGGTATCTCCACATCGCCGACCAAGCCTGTCAGCGGCGTACCAAGGCGCATGGAAACTGTGCGGTTGCGCAGGATCTGTATGAAGGACGAGGCCAAATAATCTGTAGCGACCAGATAGCCGCCTGTATTTCCTGCCTCGCTCCCGTCTTTCGATGTGTTGAGGGCGCGGTCAAGAACGTCCTGGGGGACCATAATTCCGTTGGTCATTTTTCCCAAGGCCCGCGCGGTGGCACGGCTTACTTCGAACTCAAAAGCAGCCTCTTCCCTTAGCTCGTGGTTCCCCGGCGCCGCCAGGGCACGAACAGCACGGACAATACTAAACGAACGGCATTCCTTCTCGGTCAGTCCGACGGTCGGTATGGAGCGCACATCAAGGGCGGGGGTGGTGCCAGACGCAATATGCTTCAAAAGGTCGGCCCTGAACTCATCGACGCTGCGGTTGCCCGTCACCGCTTGACTGGCCAGGGCTTCGGCCTTGTACTGCCGCCCGAGGTCAATAATGGCTGCTGCGCGCGCCCGTTCAGCCTGAACAGGGTCCTCGGCAGTCATTACCTTGGCTTCGACCGTGTCTGTTGTCTTTTCCATTCCCGCTCCGATCCTCACGTGGGTGTTGTTGTCGTCAGTCTCCGCGACGTGCGGCCTGAAGTCCTGTGGCGGTTTTTCCATGCTGCGCCCGACCCCGACGGACGGGTCGGCGGGGATGGAAACCAATGAGATTTCAAAAGGCTGCCATCGCCGCACAGTAACAAGGTCCGGCTGCCCGGCACGTTTCTGGACCTCGACGTCATCGACCGTATAGCCGACCGACACATGCTGGCGGATGCCATCGCGAATATCGTCGAGGATTTCTTGAGCCCGTGCAGATTTACCAAGGCGGACCCGGGCGCGGCCCTTGCGGTCTGCGCCTGTTTCAACCATTTCCACAACCCCGACATGGTCCTCCGGGTTGTGCCCGACCAGAAATGGGGCCCCGTCGTCAAGCCTGCTGGTATCCATGGCGCCGGGGGCATGGTCGAGAATTTCCTCACCAAACCACCGCAAAACAGGCGTTTCGGACGAGAACGCCAGCTCGACGCAGCGGTTTTCTTCATCAAACGCGCTCACCCGACCCGACCGGGTCAGGCCCGGGCGCTCGCCATCACGCGTATTGATCATTTCGGCGGTCAGGGTTTGTAGACTACTCATTCAGGTTCTCCGGTTTTTCCCGCGCCCGCTTGCGTGGGCGCCCCGAGGGCCAAGCCAATTGCACTGCCGATGTATTCTTTCGGAATCCCTGCCGCCTCCATCGCACAGATGTCGCGGGCGATTTCCCGCCACACGGAATCCGGATCCCGGCCCTGTTCACGAATGATCTGCGAGGGGGAGGACAGCATGTTGTTTTTCGCGGCGATCGCGGCCTTTATATCGGCGGCGGGATCAATCCACTGCCAGCGGCGGGGCTGCCAGGCAACGCGGCTGTATTTTTCCAGCCGGTCCGGGCGAAGGGTCCCGCCGTTTTCCATCGCGACACCATGCAGAAGGGCTTTGGGGAGCCAGGCTTTGAAGACGGGTTCATGCAAGGTCTCAATTAACCATTCCTGGAGCCACTTCCAGTGCTCGCGCTCGTCCAGTGTGCCTTGCCGAATACTTGAATAATTCACGCCTTCAAGGTCGTTGGCTAAATTGTTGTACGCAACACCCATGCCACTGGCCGCGCCTCTTAACATGGCTTTCTGGAAGGAGTGGAACTCGCCGCGTGGATAGGACGGGTTCCACTCCTGAAAGCTCACTCCTGCGGGGAGCTCCTGGAAGACCCCGGCCTTGGCCTCCATGTAGAGCTCTTCGTTTTCGTCGAGAGTGTCACCCGTCTCGAATTCGTGCTTGAAGAAGCCGCACTTTGCAGCAGCTGTTCTTGCGTTGACCAGGGCCGCGTGTTCAAACTCTTTCAGCATGTGCAGGCGCCACAGGCTTGTCGCCATCCAAGGTAAGCCCCGCTTCTGCCCGACAATGTCAGGCAGAAACCCGTGTATAATCTCGCTGGCCGGGATGCGGCGATAATTCTTGCCCTCAACGCTATAGTCAGGGCGCCCGTCATCTGTTGTCATGAAGTAATAGGCTAGGGGCCGCCCCGACATATTGAATTCAATGCCCTGGCGGATGAATGATCCTCCGGTCCGGTGGTCCTGGTCGAGGTGGACAGGGCAGCGGGTGGGATCAATAACCTGGAGCGCAAACCCCCACGGGCCTGCATCCGGGCCATGGACCATTTTTATAAAGAACTCGCCGTCCCGCGCCGCGCTGGTGATGCAAAGAGACTGTAGGGCCCGCCAGCTCAATTGGCCGCCGATATCACAACTTTTGGCGGCCCCCCACCGGTCCCAGGCATCTTCCAGGGCGTCATTGGCCGAATTATCCAGGTTGCCGTCGAAATCGCGGGCCTGCGCCTGGAGAAGAACGCCCTTGGGCCCGACAATGTTCTGCACACATAACCGAACAAATTTTTTCGCGTAGTCATTGTTGTCGGCTTCATGTCTGGAACGGGCAACCAATGAGGTATAGTTCCTGCGCACGACCTCATCAGCGCTGACAGGCGTTGTGCTCCATGACTGGGTCAACCGGTCCGTCGAGGCGGAATCGAAAAAGTTACGGGAGAAACGGGCGCCGGGGCGGCGGCGGACTGCGGAAGCCGTACGCCTGAATAGCCGGTCCAGGATATTCATCAGAACCTCACCAGAACCTGCCGCCCCAGAAGGCTCTGACCGCGTTCGGCAAGCCGGGCTCTTTTCAGTTCCGCCCGGTATGTATCCCGGAGGCGGAGGAGATCGGGGATCGGTGTGCGTTCCAGCTCACGGTTGTTAATCTTGTACTTGCTTTGGTCGATGGTGGCCCGCCCCTCGATAACGGCTTCGACGGCCTCAAGAACCTTCATGACATGGCCCCGCCCGTCAAAAAGACCGGTAATATTATCGGGGTCATCACGCACCAATATCGCGCCCGATTTCAGGTCGTATACGGTGAATCCGTCGGATACACGTGCCGTATACCAGTATGTGCCGGGCGGCCACAGCGTGGTCCGGCTCCCGGGCACGCTTATGCGGTGCTGAAGGCCGTCAGGCTCTGCCTCCAGGTCAAGGGGTGCGGGACCCCTGAGAAGCAGGCGGAGAGTCCAGTCCGGGGGGGGACAGGCGGGGAGCGTTGCACGAATATCCAGCGATGTACCCGCTGTAATCTCTTTCTGGATGGCGAACATAGGCACCTGTAAACCTGTTTATTCCCGCCGCCGCGTAGGAAATCGCGACCGTCGCGCAGTATGGTGGGGCCCGGACCCGGCGCTGTCCTGTGGCGCTTTTTCCCCACTGCCCAGCGCTGACCGGGATGCAAGTTTATGGAATTTCGGGTTCAGGATTTTCAGGGCGGCCAAAGCGTAGACACGACAATCAAGGGCCTCGTTACGTCTCCGCGTCTTGTGCCATTCGGGGCGGGGAAAGCCTTTTACGTAGCGTGTAATGAGTTTTTCGGCGGTCAGCTGGTGGAAGTACTCTGCGCTCCGGTCGGCGGGAAAATGACTGTAGCCCGGGCCCGGCGTGTTGACCTCCAGGCGCCTCATGATCATGATCTTGGCTTCGTCTACACCAACACCGAAAAGATTGATCGGACGCTCGCCGCGGATGGACCGCGTGCGCTTTGGCGGCGAGACCAGGGGCCGCCCGAAACCACCGATGCCTTTGATGGCGAATACGCGGCGCCCGCTTTGACGCCTCACGTAGTCATAGGCGGCAGAGGTATGGCCCCGCCCGCCGCCGGTATCCAGGCAAGCGGCACTGATTGCAAGCTGTGCGCCGGACTGGTGCAGGTAGGTTTCATTCAGGGCCTGGTCCAGCTCCGCCCATACAGCCGCCCCAAGCGGATCACCCCATAAAACAAGGTAATCGACGGACCAGCTTTCCTCATCCGCACCCCAGGCAACCACCTCCATTTCAAGACGGTCCTGCTGCATGTCAATGCCCGCCGTAAGAATCAGGCCCCCCTCGGGTACAGGGGCGGAGAAAACCTCGACTCTCCGCATCAAGTCCATTGCAGAGGCCTGCTGCCCGTCTTCCTCCCAGGTTTCCGCGAGCGAGACATTGACAAAGGTTTGCAGGTCGCCCGCTGCTTTTTTGTCCAGGAAGGAGCGGACAATGTCGCGCATATGCCTGAACGTCGAGTATAACTCGTTCAGATGATAGCTGGCATGGCCCCTGAAAGGGCGTTCGGCCTTCCATTCACCAAGCCGGATGGCTGCAATGCGGCGCCCGTCATCCCAAAGAGAGCCACACTCCGAACACACGTAACACGCTGTCTCCGGTAGGTGTTCGCCATCACTGCTTTTATTCCACTGGACGCCGCGCCAGGACAGGTGCTGTCTGTGACCGCAGTCCGGGCAGGGAACAAGGAAGCGACGGCAGTCCCCGGCGATAAAGGCGCTTTCGATCCACGACGCCGCCTTCAATGTAGGGGTCGAGATTTCAAGCAGCTTGCGCTGGTCCCCGAATGTCGCCGCCCGTTGCCACAGCAGCCCGACCGGGTGGCCTTCGGATGTGCGGTCATATCCGTCGGTTTCATCGCAGACAATGAACGGCGCGGAACGCCCCCGCATGGTTTTTGGACTGCCGCTCCAGGCAAACATCAGAAAGCCGCCGGGATAAGACTTCATTCGCTGGTTGTTGACGCCCTCCCTGCCACGTGGCTTGGCCAAAAGGGCCTGCAAACCTTTATTAGCCTCGACCATGGGGTTGAACTTTGTCTCCAGCCATGTCGCCAGGTCGCCTTGTGACGGTAACATCATGATCTGGCTGCATGGATTTTGCGCGATCATGTAGGCTTGGGCGCAGAGAGCGAGGGTTGTTTTGCCAACCTGGGCTCCCCACTTCATGGAGACCCGCTGACACTCCGGATCCATGAGCATGTCCAAGGGCTCGCGCTGGTAAGGCGCGTTGTCGAAGCGCAGCGGACCAGGGACCGCATTACCGATTGGTATACGGATATTGGCCTCGGCCCATTCACTGGGCTTCAGCTTCGGCGGAGGGCGCAGGTAGCCTTGTGCCCGTCGCATGGCCGCCAGAATGCCGCGCGGATTTGGAAAGCCCTCGGTCACCGTCAGGACTCCTCCTCAAGCTCAAGATCAGCCTCTGAAATCAGCGGGGTGGATGCCAATGTTTCAAGAGCAGCATCAATTTCATCGAGGAGAGCGGCTTTCAGGCGGGCGGCGTCTGTTTCACCGATGAGGCGGGCGACAACCCGGCCCGGTATGTTCCTCAGGTTCGCCCGCACTTCCGCGAATGCGGTAGCGATGGCTTTCTCGACCTGGGACAGGGGGGCCAGTTCACCGCTTTCACGAAGCAACGCCAGTTCGGCCTTGCGGGTCACCGCCAGAAGTTGACGGAGCTTCAGTTCTTGTTCATCGGCGGGCGCACTTGACACTGCTTCCTGCCGGATCCTGTCCTCGCGCCAGGCAGCAACATCGGCGGTGTTGAAAATCCATGCCTTGCCCTTGCCCCCACGGCACACGAAGGGGCAACCAACCTGGACCCACTGGTCAATTGTTGGCAGCGCGACGCCAAATACTTGGGCGATGGCCGTGCGGTTGACCTCCTGGCCCGCTCCTTTCCTGCCACTCATCGCGCTACAGCCGTCTTGCTATATAATAATAAACCCCTTGGGCAAGGGCCACGCACACATAAAAGCCCGGGCCTTTCCACCCGCAGGCCGGACCCCTCGTGGAAGTACCTGTTTTTTTCAGGACACCCTCCTCCCGCGACGTGTAGCCAGCAGCTCTGCGCCCTTGCCGAACTCGCGCAGGCCGAAGTAGGCGCCGGGCAGCGAGAACAGCAGGGTCAGCGCGTAAGGGTCCGGGGCGGGCGCCTGCCATACATAGGCGATGCCTGCGAGCAGGGACAGGGTGGACTGGCCGGGACGGATCCAGCGGATCAGGCGGTCGGAGGCCCGGTCCCCGCCCCGAATGGTTTCCTGCGTTTCATGATGGGCGTGCTGGCTGTCTTCCATCTCTGCCCGCGCCATAGCCTCGATATGTGCCCGGGTTGACTTGTCATCCTCAAGGCTGATCTCGCGCAGGCGGATGACCGCCGCCGGGTTACTCTGGAGCTCACGCAAGGCCGCCTCGGGGCTGTCTGTGCCGGTTGCGCTGCTGACCATGGCGATGCCGCTGGCCACCGCTGCGGGCAGGTTGCCTGTCAGAAGAGAACCTACCAGCGACGCCCCATGACCGCCGTTGTTCTTGATCCATTGCCCGACATCAGACCATTGCATGGTTAAAGCCTCACATGCTGCATCAACCATATGATGTATCCGACGGCACCTGTAAGGCACGAGGAGCCGATACAGGCGGCAATGCGGGCTTCGGCCTGAATCCGGGTCAGCGATGATTCCGCTGCGGAAATCTTCTCCCACATCCGGACGGACTCCTGGCCGAGCCGGTCCAGCGCAACTTCCTGGACGGTCAGCGCGGTCAGGGTCCGAGATATCTCACGCTGGGTAAGGGCGACTTCGGCCAGGGTCCGGTCTGTACTATCAAGCCGCGCTTCAACCGCAGCAAGCCGCGGCACAATCTGATCCACCTGCATTCGCTCCACACCATGGCATCGGTCATCAACTGTCAGGCAGCGTGGCAGACAGGCCCCTATACGTCCTGTGGCGCTTTTTCCTGCCGCTTCAGAATGTCCCTGACCCGACGCGGCGTGAGAGCGAACCCCGCCGCGATATCTGTCGTCGGCACGCCGTTACGGGCCATGTCGCAGATGCGGCGATCCCGCAGGGGGCGGGAGAGACTGTTCCCATTCGCGGGCTGAAGGATCAGCCCGGCAAACGCGCGGGAGATGCGGGCGGCATCCTCATAGCCAAGGATTTCGACGATTTTCGAGGACATTTTCAGGTTGCGGGGGTGGGGAACGTAGAGAATGCGCCTCCACCTGCGCTTTCCGGACGGCGCAAGGCTGCCGACAAGATAAAGCGCCCGGTCGCGGCCAATAACGCCGGCTATTTCCTGAATACTTTCAGGGAGTTCGGCAACCTGTTCCATGGCCGTGTCTTATAACCCGAGGCCCCAGTAAAACAAAGGCCCTTTTGGTGCATCCTGGCGGCAAAAAATTACCCCCCATGGTGCGCGTCTTCGAGAGGCGTGGGGGGTGTATTACACGGAAGGTGCGCCATTCCGCTGTATCATGTCAAGCCTTGAACTAATGTGCTTTCGGGGCCTTCCCGGGGACGGGAAGCGTCACAGACCACTCGGACCGCGCTGCCTCCGTGTCAGGCCGATCCCCAAGCCACTCCCAATACTCATCCGGCTCCATGTACTGAATAACGGTCGGGATGCTTCGCGCCGAAAGCGCCCGGCATAAGCGGGCCAACATGGCGGCGTGTGTGCTGGCCGGTAAAGGCGCCAGATCGGGGTGAAATTCCCACAGGTCTTTATCTGTACGATAACGCAGCAATATGACTTCCACCGCTCCGGCGTGCTGTGCAGCCGTTCCTTCGATTTTGGCGAGCGATTGGGCAACCATGTCTTCCAATGCGCGGTCTATGTCGAGGAGCATGCTCGCCACATCTGCGGGCACTGCCATTCGGCCTGTTTCCCAATACTGGGCCGTGCGGAGCCTCACACCCGCTTGGTCAGCAACCCACTGGGCCTTGAGGCCCAGTGTTTCGCGAATGGTCTTGAGTTCAGCCGGCGTCATGCGGCGTCCTCTTCTTCCTCGTCTTCTTCTTCCGCGTCGTTCAGGATCAGAACAACATGGTAATCTGTCTGGTCAAATGAGTAGCTCCAAAGTCCTTCTTGCCGCTCAGCGTCGGAGAAAACCAGACTGTAGGTATCGGTATCCCAGCAGCCGGACTCGTTGACGTCCAGGGGGGGAAACACGTCATTGCTTTCTTCATTGACACGCTCGAGGTGGCCTTTTTCTGACTCACCAGCCTGTGCCGGGTTAGCTTCAAGGGCCTGATCACGGCGCTCGAGATGGTCAGCGCTGAAGTACTCGATCCCGTCAACCTCATCGAGGAGCTCTACATAGCGGTCTGCCATTTCGCGGGCGACGGCTTCTGCGTCGTCAGCAAAGATCTGTGTGTACGGTGTGTAGTTGATGCTGGCCTGACCGGCTTTTTTCCAAGCCCAGACAAGATAAGCACTCTCATTGTCGAGCAAAGATTTGATCGCGGTAAAGTCAGCTTCATCCCGAATGAAGGCATAGGCCGCCCGTCGATCTTCATCAAAATCAAGGTCGTGGGTGTTGCAGAGTGCTTTGAATTCTGTGCGGTTCAT